TCCCGGATATGGCGAATAATAATTGGACCACGATTCGGATGTATCCCGGAGACAGGTCCGCCACGCCTGTAGAATTTGATAAAGACGGACTTCCTACCGTTTATAAAGAATGTAAGTGCAATATCGTAGACTGTGGGGTGATCGAATGATCTCTATGCCAGCGGCCTATAAACAGGCCATGGATGCAAAATACAGGAATCAGTCCTATATGCTTGTAATGATCGGCATCATCAACCAGGTAGCGCAGAAAGATGTGAAAGTGACTGCAGAACATGGTGTTGCATATAGTTACCTTTCCAATTTTACCAGGCCATTTGATAATTATGATGTGGAACTGGAATATGCCACCTGGGAACAGAATTGGTTTAAAGCTGATGGAAGCATGGCATTCCCGCCAAGATCGGATGAGACGGATTATCTTTATAATAACGGGATAATCTCAAAAGAAATAAAGGGGGGGATCTGCATTTCCTTTGGCAGAGCCTATGACATCAGAGGTCTGACCATAAACTGGGGCAGGAATTATCCTGTGGATTTTACTGTTACAAATGGGGAAAAGACAGTTTCCTTCCAGGAAAATGATAAGGCCTATTGGACAACAGAAGAGATTTTCGATAATACAGAATACCTGTTGATCATACCTGAAAAAATGGTCAATGGTGAGAATCGTCTGCGTATCCAGAAGATACTTATGGGTGTGGGCGTCAGCTTTGAGAATAAAAAAATCCAGAAGAGTACCAAGACGGAATTTTCTTCTCCGATTACAGAAGAGCTGACCACGCTGGACTTCACCCTTCAGATTGAGAATTACGGAAGGATATGGGACGTAGAGAACCATGAGAGCGCGATCAACTATCTGGAGGTTGGACAGAAAGTAACGGTCCGTTACGGATATGAGGTAACACCGGGGAATATCACATGGATGGACGGCTGCGTCTGCAATCTTTCAGACTGGGAAGCAGATGACGTGAGTATGAGCTTTAGTGCAAAGGATAAGCTCAGTGACTTGTCAGAGAAGTTTTATGGTGGCCTGTTCCGAAGTCAGGGAATCAGCCTGTATGACCTGGCAGTTGAAGTGCTTGATGATGCGGGCCTGGATGAACGTCAGTATGACCTAGATGAATACTTGAAAAATATAGCGGTTTATAATCCGTTGCCATGTGTTACCCACAAAGAGTGCCTGCAGATCATTGCCAATGCAGGACGATGTAAGCTTTACACGGATCGTACAGGAAAGATATGTATCAAGGCGGCATTTGCAACGGTGATCAGCCCGGAGCGTATGAAGGTTCAGTCTGATGATGCAGCTCCTTATAGTAATCTTGCATCAGTAATAAATAACAATGTTAAATATGAATATGCGGATATGGCCCAGGATCACTTCCGGGCAGACGGAAGTATGTTTTTCCTTCCAGTGAATGGCAATTACCTGACAGCCGGATTTGTATCTGAACAGGTATCAGATGAAAATGGCGAGTTTTTAAATGGAAATCCGAGGTTTTCAATCGTACTGGAAGCTGCCATGAGTTACTATAGCCTCAAACTGAATTTCTTTGATAAACCGGCAAAAGAGATTGTGATCCGGACGTACTATGAGGGAGTTTTGGAAGATACCTATAGTA